GAATGCCGCTGATAAAGTTAGCCGGGAAAGCGACAAGCGCAACGCCAAGGTCTGTCAGCGAATGCCCACTGCCACTATCGCCAGTCAAAGTATTGTATAAATAGTCAATAACTGCCTGTGGCGTAGGAAGTCCTGCAAGCCAAGACTGAAGGCCTGAATATCCTAGGCCAGTCGAACCGCCGAAGCCTACGGAAACAGCGTCGATTAGGCCCTGTAGCCGCGATGCAGAGATGATGCCGCTAACTATCTTACTAGCGTCTAGGCTAGGAATTACGGCAGCGGTTAGTGCATTTGTAAATAACTCTGCCCATGCAACCACCGGGTCGAACGTTCCAATCAAAGGAATAAGGCTGACCACATTGGTGATCATATTCCCAAGATTAAGCAGTCCAGCAATATCATAAGCGCCGGCAGCAAAGGCTTTTACAATTAAATCAAAGTTGGTTACTAAGTCTGCCAATAATTGAACCCACGGAGCCAACGCATTGCCTGCAGGCCCAAGCAAGTCAATAGCTGTTGGAAGATCATTACCGCCGCCAAATAACGTGCGTAAGACAGCCCACAATTGGCCAAGAGGTCCCGATACATCGCCAAGAGCGCTAGACACATCAAAGATAGTTATAAGGTTTGCTAAGCCATTGAAGTAGTCGATGTAATCTGTAGTAACAGCCTGTAGTGCAAGTAGCAAATTGTGCAAGGCTTCTACAAAATCTGCAGGAAGGCCGAAAGCAATTGCCCAAGTATCGATGATGTCCATGATGGCATATGCCCAGGAATCAAGCGGAATAATATATCCAAGCAAAAAATGTTCTGCAGCATAAAGCAAATTAATTGGAAATGGCTTATCAGAATCAAATCCGAACATTGCAGCAATAGCTGGAAGGAAGTATTGCAAATCGCCAAGATCAATACCGTACAGGAGTTCCCCGCCGGCAAGCAAGATGCCTAAGTCTGTAATGGTATTACGTAGATTGGTAATTGGATCTTGGTTAGCTTTGTCAACACCTTTCTGCATAACCTGCAGATACTCTGCAATGTAATCGACAAAGTTATTGAGACGTTGAATATTCTTTTCAAAGTCTTTATTTGTATCTGGATACTTGCTACTATCAATGCTTTGCAGAGCACGAGTAGTCTGTGAACGATAATTACCATACAAATCTGTCATGGCACGTCCAGCCTAACAACGCCTGTTGCTGCCCAGTTAATATAGAATGCAGTATCTGCTCGCGAAATTGTGCTGCCGAAATCTATATATCCAACAAGAGGCTTAGCGCTATCCGGAAAGCCATCTGGGTTCATATACAAAACTGCACCTTTAGCGCCAGTAAATGTAACAATTGGCCACACAACATTGCCAGCTGGTATCTTTAATAAATTTAATGAGCTATCATATGCGGGAGATGATGTTGTAACTTGCTGTCCGCCAGATTCATAGCCAGAGCCTGAAATTTCACCTGTGATTACACTTTTGAATTTATGTGCATCTTGACTGAAAGTATAGCCCGCTCCAACGAGCATGCAATACATATCATCAGCAACCACATTGACTCTACCCTCGACTAGTGATTCGAGGAATCTTCCATATAGGTAAGGGGCAACAGCCATCATCAACCAATCGTCGGAACGTCCATAGATGCGGTCGCAATAGGCATATCTGGCACTGTAACAGTCAAGCTCCCCGCCACGCTGCCTTGGTAGTAAATTGGGTCGTATTCATAGCTGCCCTCTGCTCTAAGAGTTAACTCACAAGTGCCCGAGTCCTCATCTACAGCAATAGCGATAATCTTGTGCAACTGGGTAACATCGCCAACCCACGGCATCTTACCTCTGACATAAATCCTATCCCCCACATCGTAATACCCAAATGGCGCATTAGGGTGATTCATGTCAAGGACGATACTCTCCCAGTATGCAGGAGTTTGCCGTCTACTCAGCTTTTTACGCGCCCATGCCGCTGCGCGCTCGTTAGAGTTTATCTTAGCGTCATCCTCCATAATAACGCGACGGTAACGCTTCGGGTCAGCATTTGATATCTGTGAGCTATACTGAGTTCCAGGGAACCAGCCGTCAACAATGATATCGCTTGCCCAGTCGATTTCAGTCTCGATGTGCGGAACAGCTTCAATCACATTCTCATTGATTATGAATGCTAAATTGTCCTGCCGAACTCCAGCTATTGGATACCCAAGATAAAGTTTCTTCCAAATAGCCGTACGGTCTTCATTCCAACCAGACTGTTCTACATAGTCGAATGGGATATCTCTAGCAAGCTTGTCTATGTAATCGCCACAGTCTTGCTTGTCAACCGCTCGAATGAATACTGCAAAGAAATTGAAGTTCAAAAGATTACCATCAAAAGCATATCCAGGGAGCATTTGAAGGCCAGACTCGGCGGGGTAAACTTGAACTCCAAGATTGCCATTTGGATAGCTCTGAAGGTGGTTCCAAATTTTGTGTACTACTTCAAACGGATCAACAGCTAGAGGATTCCAATTGAAAGACATAGGCATGCCTTTGGGATAGTTAGAAAATCCTTTGGCTTGCAAGTGCATTACGCCAGTCTTTTTATCTATCTGAGATGGAACTACAAGACCACTAGCCCAAATCTTGCGTTCTCCAAGAATCTTTTTTTCTACGTGGATCCAGTGTCCCCAAGGCTTGAAATACAATCCAGCATTAGCATAGGCGCGATAGTCAATATCAAATTGAATAGCGCAAGGGCCGCTTAACGGCCTTAGCAATTTGGGCTTTGACACTTCAAGATCACGAGCTAGTATTGCACCTGTACGTGCTTCTTCACAGATGAACCTAAATCGGTCATCTGCCAATTCGTCTGGATCTAGTAGTGTAGGCATTATATCACGTTGTAGCATTCCCGCCAGAGCATGTAAAGCTCTGTGCCCGTATCGCCACCTGTGCAAGTCCAGCTAACGTCCATTTCACTACCTGCTGGAAACTTAATTTGATCAAGATATAGCGTGTCTCCAATTAGCTGCGTTCTGCGATTGATGCCGTTAGAATCTACATATCTACGCGACCAAGGGTAGCTACTAATCTCTGCCAATACGCCTGATGGGATGTTAGAATTAGTTTGTATTACATTATCGCCATATGTAATCACAGGATTAATTGCAGGCCCATAGATCCAAAACCTGATCCAAGAATCAGCATCGCCATCAACTCGCGCCGCTGTAACAGCAGCTGCACCGGGCGCCAAGCCCTTAGTCGGGTCTGTAGCATGACCGATATAATACTCAGTATAGCCGTGAGCATATGTATCGGCACGCCTAAATTCTGCTTGAACATCTATCCACAACTCCCCGCTTTTATTCCTAGGAGCATGAGCAAATTTCCCTGGCCGTCCATATATACGAACTATACGGCCTTGCTTATCACAGAACTTAAGTGGCTTTGTAGCGCCCCAAGTCAGCCTTGTTACTGGGTCTTTCCATTCTTTTGCTAACTGAGTCAGTGCAGCATTGTTGCCTGCAAAAATAGTATCCGGAAACGGATCGTCTGAAAAGCCAGCCATGCTCTCTAGCTCATAGTTATTCATAACAGACATTGTGAATACCATGGGTTGAGGGCCAAGGGTATCTATGCCAAACCGAATTTCATCAGACCGCTGTACTTGGAAATCTTGGTTATTAACATTGTAACTTTGGATGTCAACTTTTTGCACTGGTATCTGCGTATCACGACCGAATACAGAGCTACCTAATTGGTATTGGTAAGGAGCTAATGCCATTATTCTCTCCCCGCTACGCTAGCGACTGGCCCTGCACCAGTGCTAATCGCCCACATACTCTCATTCATCATCTCACGAGGACTCTGTCCAGGACCAGCATAGATGTTAACCTGCGGCGGGAGAGATGCTGGCGTTTGTTGCTGTTCATAAGTTCTCTGCCATGCAGGAACATTCAGATAATTCTTATTCAGCGGATTGGAATCGCTAAATGTCTGCAGCTGATTGGTCCTGGTGTTAAGAATCATTCTCACATTGCCACCAAGTGGGCCTGTTGCATCGCCGCCCAAGAACTCACCGAAGATAAAGCCGGCATATTTGCCTATCTGGCGGTAGATGTCAATACCAAGAGTAATTGAATTGTTTACGCCTTGAAGTGCAGCGGAAACTAGACCGGCAATAGCAGATATCCCGCCGCCTACCGCTTGTGCCCCGCCGGTTGGGTCGCCCTGGCCTGCCATGCCAACAAGTCCGCCTACGTCTCCGACAAGGCTTGCTATATCTGCTGCAGTCTGAATATATGTCTGGAAGTTCTGGATAATCTTAACTATGTCTTCGGTGTTTTCTGGTCCGCGAACTAGGGTTTCTGTAATGTCTGCAGTTGCACTAATATTTGTTATGACGTCATTGAATACCCTGAAGGCATCGCTAGCAACATTTGCAGCCCCTGCCATGCCTTGAGAGTAAGCGTCTAGTGGAGATTGTGCATTGAATGGAAGCCGCTGCGAAGTCGGTATAGCGCCGTTGTTAGCAAACTCTGATCCTGTTAGCGGACCCTGGCCAGCAACCTGTCCAACTCCAGATGGCCGCTGCGTAGTCGACTGTTGTGTAGGTGCAGGCTTTGGCTGCTGCACTACAGGCACCGGTCCTACAAATCCCGGTTCCCCAGGACGTGGCGGTCGTGGACCAGTCTGGTCACGGAGTGCAACTTGCTGTTGACTAGCAGCTTGCCCATTAGTTGTATCTGCACCAATTGCAGCACGTCGATTGATAAGCTCTTGTGCAAATTTATCTGTACCGCTCAAGCCAGCCGTTGGGCCAGGGCCGCCAGGCGCTAATGGGCCCTTAAGCTGATTTGGATCAACGCCAGTAAATTGCCCTGCGTTAGATGGCTGCTTTCCCTGTACCTGTGCAGGGGGCGTGCCTGTTCTCATAGGCCCTGGATTAAATGGCGTTACATCCCCTGCCGAAGTTGGGGCCGCCCCAAGTATACCTCCAATTACAAGGCTTGGCAAAACACCAGTCGTTGTCTGAATAGCTTCAGTTGCTTGCTGAAGCCTCTTTTCGCCTTGCGTAAGTGCTCGCCCAGTCTCAGGATTTAACTCTCTACCTTGAGAATCGACTCTGTATTGATCCTGTTGAGCACCAAGCGTTGAAAGGCCAAGCGTTGTTCCCAGCCCGAATTTGCCAACAACTGGGCCACCAGTTGGCGCACCACCAATGCTTGAGGGTGGAGCAGATCCAGTTGTTGATGCAGGTGGTCTAGCTGGCGGTACTCCAGTAGGCTGTGGCAAACGCACGGGCGGCTCGACAAATTGTCCAGCAGTAGCGTCATATGGTCGCCAACCAGTCGGACTACGAAATAGAGGGTCAATATTAGTTACTGCACCGCCAACTCGCTGAAGCCCAGGCCCTGGTTCACCAGTCAATCCAGTTTTTGGCAAATTTGGCCTATAGAAATAATCAGGATTCTTCTCCATAATCCCGACCATCTCTTGCATCTCAAGTTCAGTTGCGCCTTGCAATGGACTTGTGATTGGCACTCCACGAGCGCGAAGTTCTTCTATCCTACCACGAGCTATATTTTCAAGCTCATTCATTCGCCCTAAGTCTGCAGGGCTTGGCCTTGCACCTCCAGGGACAACTGGAACTGCACCAGTACCGCTGCTTGGCGTAATTGGCGCTTGATCTCTGCCTAAAAGTACATTGAGGCCGCTAATTTGCTCGCCTGGAGGCGGCTTAATGCCAAGCACTTCATTGATGGCAGCCGCTTGGTCGCCGCCATTCCTAAGCATCGCCTGCTGGACGCGAACTTCAAATAGGTCATCATTCGCAGCTTGGAAACCACGATAAGTTTTCCGACCTATACCGCCGAGCAAAGCCCCGCCGATACCTATTGCTGCAGGTGCAAGCCATCCAAGGCCGCCGCGGCTAGGCGGGTTGCCGCCGGTTGGCGGGTACAGATCGTTGTAGAATGAACTGCCAGATCTGCCTTGCGAACTTGGACCAGATGCACCAACGCTTGTTGCAGGCGGTCTGCGCGGCCCAGTGCCTAAGTCGGATGGCACAGAAGCGCTAAATCTGGTATGAACGTGAGCGCCTGAATCTAGACCGCCATGTTCATCATATGAACCTTCTCCACTTTGCGGATAATAGCTCTCCTGAATATTGCCTGCACCGCCAAGACCATACCTCTTGCCGCCTGGACCGGCCTGATAAATAACCTGCTCAAGTGCTCCTGCAGATCCTTCAGCACCACCATACGCCAAAAGCGCCTCGGCGAAGCGTTGCATATCTTCGCGAGAGCCAACCCAGTCAATACCACGATTTTGACGATCAGGGTTAGGAGCATAGCCGCGCTCTCCACCACGGTCAGATTCTTGGTGAGTTCCATAAGTGGATGGCCTAACATTATATTGCTTGCCAAGATCCAAAACCCACTGTGGGAATATCTTATCGGCCTCAGTGTTGCCGTACCCGCCGGTGTTTGTGCCTCTGGGCAATCCATATGGTTGAGGAGTAAATGGAGGCGTTGCCGGAGCATTGCGACGATTAGCAAGCTCTTCAGCAAATCTACTGCCATCAATTGGCCCATTGCCCGGAACTGCAGCATTCCAGCCGCCTGCACCGCCACGAGACAGCAAGCCTTGTGCAGCTTGGAACACAGGACTTTGCATTGCATTCTGAACTTGTCCGCGATACCATTGATCGCCAGAAGTGCCCTGATATGGCGTGATAGCTCCTGGGGCACCATGCTGTTGAATTCCTACCGCAACATCAAGAGGGTTAGCGCCAGGCTGAGCACGAAGGTTTGCTTGGAATGTGTCCAAAAATGTGTTAATGTTGTGTTGTGAATCGCCAGGCTTCCAGCCAGGACTTTGTTGGTAAACTCCAGTCACTCCGCCGACTGATGCATTGCCGCCACTAAAGTTTGTTCCAAGAGAACTAATATTGCTTTCATCGGCAGCAATTGCAAGTGCAGCTGTAATTTGCTCATCAGTCATGCCGCGAGCGCGACCGCCGTTGATGATCATCTGGGCATTGGCGTACTGATCATCATTCAAGCCAGCAGGCGCTGCACCACCAGCTATAGGCGGTCTAGACGCCTGCGGTGCAGCAACCCCAGCGCTTCCACCACCAGGCGGGGTACCACCGGCACTACCTGGTCCTGGCGCTGGGGATTGCGGTTGCGTAGCAGGAGCGCTGCTGTAGGTATTTTGCGGACCAACATTAGGAACGCCAGGCACAGATTGCTGTCCTGGAGCTGCACCGCCTAGCGGAGCTAAGGCTGGAATTGGAGGCTTGCCTGGCGCTTGAGCATTGGGTATTCCAGGCGGCGCCCACTGGTTGGCAATAAGTGGGGGACCGGCGATCCCGCCAGCGCGGGTGAGCGGATTGTCGCCACGATTCCAAATAGACGCTACAATTCGGATGCTCTGAACAACCTGGTTAGATGCGAGGTTGACCAGATTGAATGCTTGCTGGAAAATGCTATTCCATTGGCGCAAGTCATTCGTGAGGAAGTCAATATATTGACTAAAGCCAGACTCATGTTGGCCAACGCCTGAGCCGGAACGTCCCGAAGTACCCGCCGTCGAGAACTTATACCCGCTTAATCCCGAGGCTGAGCCAGCTACGGAAGCCGCTGCCGCAGTAACTCCCGGCGTACCCCCGGCGATACCCGACGCATATCCTGAGACTAGGTTTGCGCCCATTTGCTCAGTAGACTCGGCAGAAAGTGGGCCCTTTTTAGTTGGCGATCCAGGGTGCCAATGGTCATCAATAGTTTCAGCAACATCAAATACAAGCTGTCCTAAAGGGCCCATCATAGATTTGATTCCGGCCATAAGCCCTTGGATTAGACGTTCGCCCCAGCTTTGTGCACCGTTGACTAGCCCATTCCAAATGTTGTCTAGCGTGCTTCCTAAATCTGAAAATACACTGCTTAACGTACCGCCTATATTTTGCAAAGACTGCCACAGACCATCTACTGCATCATGGAATCCCTTGACATGGTTATAGGCATAAATAACTCCTGTAACCATAGCTGCAATTGCGCCAATTACTAGCGTAATTGGATTGATGTCAAGAGCCACAGATAGAGCGCCAAATGCAGTGGCGAGTGCATCAACTGCTACAACTGCTAGGAAGATTCCTTGGATCTCTCCTGGGCTTAAGTGTTCAAGGATCTTAACAATGAATTCAGTTACTGCTGGGAGAATTGGTAGCAGCTGAATTAGCGCATCGGTCAGCCCCTTGAAGATTCTAGGCAATTCAGGCCCTGCACTTTGCACGACCTCTACCAGAGTCTTGCCAAGTTCGCCAAGGAACTTACTAATGGACGGCCCCATTTGCTGAACAACGGGGGCAAGTGAATGTAAAGACTCTACAACTGCTTTAAAAAACTCGGTAACCGCCGGAGCAATTTGAATGCCGAGCCTAGTCAGAGCGCCGCCAACGGTTGCGAAGCCTTCTCCGACTAATCGCAAGATCGGGTGCATAGCAGCGCCAGCTTGTTTGATTAAATCAAAGAAGTTGGCAATCGTTTGCATCCCGCCGGATGACTCGGTCCATTGCTGGAATTCAAGAGACAGATCGCGCAGATACTTAAGGAAGCCGCCATCGCCATACTTGTCGCCAATATCCATAATATTGCCGATAGCACGTGCAGCATTGACGATAGTGTTGCCTAGATTTGTAAAGCCAGTAAGCGCACGATCAATCCAACGTGCAAGAGATCCGTCTGCAGCAGCTTGGCTAACCCAGTTGTTGAATTTATTTGCAACATCTGTGATTGCTGCGCCTAGCCTTGGAAGGAATGAGCCGCCAACATCGGACAACTTAGACCAAGCTTCAAGTAGAGGCTGAATAGCGCCTCGCATGTTCTCCATACCACGGACCATATTGGTCGTAAATAAAGAGAAAGACTGTTGCATCTCAGGCGTCATGAACACGCGCATAACTTCGCTGCCCATTTTGCCGAACTGGTCTGCCACCTGGCGCCCAGTATTCATCAAAATAGGTAGCCAAGTGTAGATCAAAGGTTGAATTTGATCCAACATTGGAGCGACGAAAGAGTCCTGGATAACCTCACGCACACCGCGGAATGCATCTCCAAAAGAGTAAACAACCGACACAGCCTGCTGCATCAAAGGCGATAGCTGTCTAAGAGAGTCCAAGAACTTATTTGGATCATCAAGACTTCCGAGCGCCTGGCCCACTCCATGGAATGCAGTGGCCAATGTACCGACTGAAATTACAGCGCTGTTTACAACAGCCGGCAATAATGCAAGAACTCCACTTAAATCCTGTACAGCCTGTACAGCGCCAATCATCAAATTGGAGATGCCGCTAATACCACCAGCGCCCATGGCGGTTGTAGTTGATGCAGAGCCAAGGCCGAAGATGCCCATAATCCCGCCCTGGCCAACGATGCGCAGGATTGAGGATAGCTTGCTGGACAAATTCTCGAGCGCTTCACCAGTACGCTCAGCCTCAAACCTCATCCGACTCAACGTACTAGTCGCCTGAATATGAGCGGCATTGAAGTTCTCTAGCTCTTGACGAACAGATGCTAACTTAGTCTGATACCTTGCATAAGCGAGTTCGGCTCTTTGAGTAAGACGTTCTTCCGATTCACGAGCGCGCGCAACATCCCTTGCAAGACGCAACATTTCATTGGTCTTTGCATTTGCATTATTTTGCGCAGCTTCAAAAGCCTTCTCCGCTTCAATACGTCTACGAGTAGCGCGCTCTGTATCACTATTGTATCGCTCATAAGTTTGTCGAAGGTCTTCAACCTGAGAGCGATGTCTGCGGATCTGTTCGGCAGTGGATATATTCTGCTTACGATTTTCTTCAAATTGCTTGTTGACTTGACCCATATCGCGATCAAGTATTTTTGCTTCAGCAGCAGTGGCTGCCATGGCAGCCTGCGCTTCAGTGGCGCCACGAGTATCGGCGCCGATGTGAATTTCACCGGTGGCTCTGCCCAAATCATAATCAGGCATTAGTACCCCGATGCGAGTATGCTGTCACCTGTTCCGGCATTTGCGATCCTAGCATCTCCGTCGCCAAATGGATCGGCATACCCAGCATTCGATGTTTCCATATCATCACCCATACAGCGGGCGAAAGCCCTCTCTTGAGCAGAGCGCGCAAATCCCGGCGAGATAGCATCTTGGCCTGCATCGCTAACCTCTCCCTCTACCCATCGACCAAAGAGGAAAATTGCTTTGTCGAAAAAGAATCCGACCGCACCTTTCACCTCATAAATCTGACTAGGGGGCAGATTGAACGCCTGACTCATCTGCCATGCTTCCCATGCCTGGCGCTTTTCCGAGAACACTTTTCAAGTCATCCATCGACCGCCCAAAGGCTGCGCCAAAGATGGCCATCCGGTCTTCCATGACAATATCGTCAACATGTACAGTAGCTACAAAGTTTGGATTGTTCCAATCTTTTGGCTTGCCGTAGTCAACTTTCTTTTCGTCACTGGTGACGCGCGGCTTAACAGTAGCGGCCATGACGATCTGGTCGATAGCGATAAACATATTGGCCAAAGCATCAGGATTTTCCTGAATAGTCTCTTTGACCAAATTGTCTCGCGCTTCATCGCTCATGCTGCCATCAAGAAGCAACGGCGTAAACGTGTCAAGGTATTGCATCAAATTAAGACGGAAAAGGTCTTCACGCTCAAGACGCATCAAACGGCAGAGCTGGTTGCCAACAGGCGTCCGCATATCAAATTCTACGCGATGACGACGCTTCCATCCAGTCGGAGCATATGGATTAACAGGTTCTGCAGGCTCCTCAACAAGCTCGATAGGGCTTGAAGCAAATTGCTGCTCAATACGCTCGTACTCTGGCTGAAGCGGCTTCCCGGTGTACGGATCAAATCGTGGCTTCTCAGAGTGAAGCCCAGCCTCAGGTTCATTGCCAGTGGCGAACCGAGGCTGGGCCCCTGCTAGTTCAATCGGACTGTTCATTATGGCCTCCCAGGACTCAATGAATCGTTGTTTAATTATTCAATTGTTATGCAGTTGTAACGCTGATCGGACGGCTGAAGTCGCCCAGGGTGCTTCCACCCTTCTTGTATGCCACGCGGAAAGAGTATGCGGTAGCAGTCGTTAGGCTGCTGACAGTTGCACTGTTTGTAGTTGCAGCAGGGCTGACATCGGTCCAAGTGACACCAGCATCGACGCTCTTCTGAATCTGATAGACATCGCTGCCGACTGCATTGTCAAAGCCGCCAACCTGGTCCCAAGCGAGACCAACGCTAGTAGCTGCAATCGTAGTAACTCGCAGATCCATAGGCATCGGCAGCGGGTTGGCTTCAGGCGTACCGGGCAGAGCATTTTCGTTCTCACGGCGCAAGAACTCGTACAGCCAGCGCCCGCCATCTCCGACCATGGGCAGACCGACACCATCAATTCGAGTCGTCTGGAAGGCCCCTCCACGCAGGTCAGCCTGGAGCCTACCATTCGCCTTGGCGCGGTAAATGCGAGCGGTCATGTCGCCGCCGCTGTCCGAAATAGCCCGCCCATCAATGCGGAAGTATGGACGCTGGTCATCGCCTGACTTGCGGAAGCGAGTCACGCGGTTAGGAGCAACACCCTGTTCGATAACCACACCGCCAGAGATGATGGCCCAGGCAGGGATGGAGATACCGCCAGCTTCTAAGCTCCAGTCGACCTGGGGGCCACGACCGTGAACGGCGACCAGAACGTCATCACCGCGCAACTCATCGTACTGCTCAGTTTCTGAAAAGCCCAGCGTCATAGCGACAGGAAGCGGGTAGCTCGTACCACCCAAAACAGTGCCCTGTGCATCCGTGTAGGGCGTAAGCATAACTTGCCGCAGGCCATACGGCAATGCGTCAGGCACTTTAGCCATTTCGATTCTCCTTATTTGGTTCCTTATACCTGTACGTTTCCAGAAGTTTGCCAGTTGCTAGGTCAAACAAATGGTATGTAGGATTCTGTCGTGTACAGGCCCAGTGCCTGCATTTAACTTCAATCTTGCCGAATGCTTCGCCCTTTGTAATGCCGTGCAAACCGCCTGGGCAGCGTAACTCGACATCTTCAGGGATGCAATCTGGCTGAGCCACTATTTAGATTTCCACCTGAATCAGGTTGCCATCTTTGTCATAATCCATCCCAAGGAAGTTGTGAACTCCGCCCGGGGTGACATCGTCAATCAGCAAATATCCAAGCTGCTCGTCTGAAAACTTATCTGACTCAATAAGCTTATCATTCTTGAGACTCCAGATATGGTTAGCCTTCTTGTCTCGAATTTCAATGTCGAGCGTAGCCCAGTCTGCAGCTGTAATTTCACGCTGTGCCGCCATGCCGACATACTTAACGAACGGACCCTTGCGCACTGCTTTCTTGGTGCGACGGCGAATATCGCCAGGCGGCTTCTCAGCGTCCGGAGGCAAAACCTTGTTCTCGGTCTTTTGCTCAGCCATTGGGCTTTTTCCTTCCTAAACCGTCTCAGTCTCTCGACTAAGTATCTTATACGAAATCGACCGACATATCGTTTCGTAAGTTCTATCACGAAGATCACGCGAGCGACCATTCTTTTCTGCCAAAGTCATTGTATACCCATCTTCGCCATCGACATGCGTCATGCCCATAATTAGACGATCAAGGATATTCAACACAGAGTCAATGCGTGAATAATCTGTGGAAAACTCTCGGTACATGTGTACCCAGATGGTCAAAGGTCGAATATTGCGAGTGTTGCCGTCCCCAGACCGAAGGACTGGCACTTCATCGCCCCAATGTAAAACCATAAACATTTCATCATTTGGGCGCTCATCGCCATCATAGTTTGCTAGTACAGAGTCTTCATCAAACCCAAGAGCGACTAAATCTGAATCTGCGAGTATAGCTGTATCAATAGCGCCTCTAGACATTCTTGCGCCTCCGTCTAGTGGTGCGCTTTGTAACTGCAGTGGCCTTTGTAACTACAGTCTTACCAACGCTAATGAATCGACCCCTTGCATCGCGAGCATACGTCCTCACCCTGCCTGCTGGAGTGCCAACTGAAGATTGCGGCCTAGTCTCACTAGGATCGCCGACAATAACTGGTGCCGGAGCAGAAGTATCCATCTCTGCAAACATTAAGACCATAGCGCGCATAAGCGCCTTGCCAACTTCGTGCAGAACAGGGATCACTACTCGAAATCTTTGCTCCATATGGTCTTCAAGGTAAATGCCATATGGCACACTATGGCCAGCACGCAGACCTATGCTGTGCCGACCTTCACCATAAGATTCCATCCATAGACCGGCGCGTGCTGCTCCAGTTGCTACTCGGCCCCACCTGTTAGCCATGCCATCAGGGGTCCACGGCGCTTGAACTGGCAACATTGCTTGGCCTTGCTTTGCAGCTTCTTTTCTAGCGCGTTGCATATAGTCACCAACACGATCGTCAAATCGCTCAAGATTATAGCCAAGAGTGCCCGGATCAAAATCAAATCCAGTCTGATAATAGTCAGCCATGGATCGGCTCCTTAGCAAAAGCCGTCACATGAATGCGAGTCTCATATCCATTATTTGGCACTACGCCGTCAACTCTATACTGAATATCGCCATCCACCCAAGAATCATCAACATCAACATCGGCATTATAAAGACCTAGCAAAACATACTCTGCCTTGCGAACATCATCGCCTTCACCGGTAACTTGTACGCCAGAGCCTGTGCCTTGATTGATGAATCGGAATACCTGCGCAGGAATAGGCATTGGGACTTTATCATGTCCCCCGCCAGCTTTGCGAACTTTGGTCTTTCGCTGGAAGATGATCCATGTTGGATCTTCCATGATGTATATCTTTGTATTATACCGAAGCAGTCCAAGCTTTATATTACTCAGTACGGGCATATGTGCCCCCGTATGGCGAAAGGCCATCCATGCCTCTTGGGCGATTGTAACGCCTTTTTATCTTGCCCACTACAGTACGAGTTGGCCCTGCCACTTTATCCCAATAATTCAGCATATCGAGCGCATGCTGATGAGTTTGGGTAAGCGGCCTGGATGAGCCTGCTTCCGAAACATCTGTTAGTGCAGAAGTATTGCTGACTCTTTGCAGCCAGAACAGACGAACTGTTGGGAATGCCTTATCGCCATTGTTTTTGAGCATTTCGGCGATTTTGCTGTCATCCCAACCTGCAAGCTCTTCTGCCCAATCTGGCAGATTTTGCTTGACGATATCTATGCTCGTCTGGGATGCCAACTGGCCTATCCCTTCTCCAACCGCTCACGCAGCCGCTGCTGAAGCTCAGCCTTGTTGCCAGAGGTAGACTCGCCAAGCTCACGAAGGTGGTCCTTCAAGTCTTCAACGTGAAGATCATCGATGTCAATTTCCTCGACCTCTTCATACTCTTCAGCTACTTCAGGCACGCCATGCGCCTTCTGTTCGCCATCGGGGACTTCAGAGTCATAGGCTTCTGATACATCGACAAGCCCGACAGGATACGGCACTGTTCCTGTGTTTTCACTGCCATCACTAAAATTAGGCTGTGGCACATTGTAAGGGTGCTTGTAAGGCTCTTCAGGAGCATCAATTTTGCCCTGATCGGCCAGAGTACGCTTGTGCTCGTCTACCTGCCAGCCGCGCGATCGGTCCTGAAGCCACTTCTCATCCTCTTCAGACAGTGGCTTGTCCCAATTGATTTGGCGTCCCATTTTGACTCCTATCGAGTCTCGTTGGAGTGCTTGTACTGAGTCGGGATAGTGTAGGTGCCACTCGACGTGATCTGCATGATCACAGCACCAGTGCGTCGCCGGATACCAGTGCCGAAGCCGTGGATGTAGTAACCATCGATCAGCGGGTATCGTTGCTGATTGCCGGGCATCAACTTCATGCCCCGCCAGCTTGGGTCGCTGTGCTCACGGATACCGACGATGTTCTCGTCAGTGTTTGCGCCACCAGTCGAGAGGAAAAGCAGGTAACCCGGCGGGAGCAACGGCTCTTCAATGACCATGACATCCATGTAAG